CGTGTTACGTTATTTAGCAAACGTGTTACGCCGCTTTAAAAAAAACATGCTAGCATAAACACTTTTTTCCGAAAGGTGCTTAAATCCAGGAATAAAGCTTGCAATTCTGTGCTAACTGTGGTACTATTAAAGAGTTAGTTTAAATTACCTTTTTATGACATTCCTTGCTATTGGGTAGCTTAAGTTAGACAATAAATGATACCCATTACAATTTGTGCTGATCACTCAATTGTAACGGGAGTTTTCTTACTTTTTATTTGCGGAAGGCTGTCGTGATTGGTGGCCTTTCGTTTTTATCTTTATTGATTTTCCATAAGAATAAGTTTTATACTGGTCTGTCGACAACTTGTCGACGGTTGAAAGTGTATGTTTAAATAGGAGGCGAATTATGTTTCGAGTCTATTTATTGCAAACAAATCCAATACTTCTTTGCTATGCTGTGCTTACCTTTATTGTTCTTACGCTTAATTGGCACAAATAACTTGATATCTACTGTTGTCGATTCTATGATAAGGGAGAACAACTTATATCTGTAAAAAAGGGTGTAGAGTTATGCTATTTCCAGCGATCGGCCCGCAATTTTATGATGAAAATGATAAATCTATTCTCGCTAAAATGGAAGCGTTTTATTCTGAGTCTATAACTATCAACCAATCCTTCTGGGGTGAGGCTGATATTGATACAAAGTTTGAGGCAGGTGACCAATCCCTTTGGAATGATATATATGCCAGCCTACCAATAAGCAATAATAAAAAATTTAACTTTAATCGTATTCGTCGCGTCGTGAATATGATCTCAGGCCATCAACGACGTAACCGTAAGTCAATAATTGCTATTCCCATAGAGAACGCAGACGAAGAGACAGCTGATCAATTTACTAAAGTACTTATGTGGGCAACAAGACAAGAATGTGTCTTAGAGACGATATCTGAAGCGTTTCAGGGCGGTTTAGTCACTGGGATGAATCTGTTGCAGGTCTGGATTGATTACAGATCTGATCCGGTATCAGGAAATATACGTGTAGACAATTGTTCATACAATTCGTTTTTGATGGATCCTTTTTTCCGCAAGGCTGATTTATCTGACTGTAATGGAATATGGAAGAGATCATTTTTAACTAGACGTGAATGTGTTTCGTTGTTGCCTGACAAAGCTGAGGAGATTTCTGATCTTCCTGGTGGTGGTCAAGGCTCTGCGAAAGATGGCAAGTTCCAATTTATGCCAGAATCATTTAACTATGGTTCAAATAATTTGTTAGCGTACGATGAGTTCTATTATCGTGATTACAGAACTCAGAAGATGTTGGTGGATAGCGAAACTGGTGAAACTTTAGAGTGGACTGCCCCAGACGAGGAGTCTTTAGAAGCTTTCTTGAGGCAGTATCCGCAAGTTACAGTGATTGATCAGGAGATTCCCACTGTAAAGTTAGCTATCGTATTAGAAGGAAGGGTGTTTTATAATGGGCCGAATCCTACAGGTGATAAGTATCCTTTTATTCCAGTGCTTGGTTATTATAATCCTCAAATGTCGGACTTCACGTCACGAATCCAGGGTGTTGTCCGTGGTTTACGTGATGCGCAATATCTTTACAATCGCAGAAGAATTATTGAACTTGATATTCTTGAAAGCCAAATCAATTCTGGGTGGGTATATAAAGAGAATGCTCTTGTTAATCCAAAGGATGTATTCCTTTCTGGACAGGGACGTGGACTAGCTCTTAAAGAAGATGCCCAGATGACTGACGTTCAACAGATAGTCGCTCCACAGATACCTCCATCAATGATTCAACTTTCAGAATTACTTGCACGTGAAGTTATGGAAATCTCTGGTGTAAATGAAGAATTACTCGGTAGCGCTACAGATGATAAGGCAGGCATTTTATCAATGCTTAGACAAGGAGCTGGACTCACTACGTTACAGGTACTGTTTGATAATCTTGATAGATCTCAGAAGCTGCTAGGCAAGTTGATGATTGATATAATACAATCCAACTTCACTCCTGGAAAGATTAAGAGAATAATTGAAGATGAACCAAGTCCTCAATTTTATAATAAAGCATTTGGTAAATATGATTGTTCTGTTGAAGAAGGTCTTAATACTATTACTCAGAAGCAGATGCAATTTGCACAGATGTTAGAGCTTCGTGAAGCGGGCGTCCAGATATCAGATCAGGATCTACTTGAAGCCGCTACATTACAGAACAAGAAAAAAATTATAGAAAACGCTGTTAAGCAACAACAAGAGATGGCACAACAGCAACAGAAAGAAGCACAAGCTGCACTAGAACAGCAAGCTGCTCAGATTAACCTAGCTAATGCGCGAGCAAAGGCGGATACTGGTCTGGGGCTGGAAAGAGTAAGCCGTATCGAAGAAAATAAAGCGCTTGCTGTTGAAAGAAAAGCTGAGGCAGCAAAAGATAGAGAAATGGCTGTACTTAACTTTGCAAGAGCGTTAAAAGAAATAGAAGATGTTGATATCTCGCAACTAGAGAAGTTGCTAAATATCTCGCAACTAGTTAAAGCTCGTGAAAAAGGTGAAGAAGTAGATGCTGAAAAGCCTACGGAAAAAGAACCCCCTCCGCAGAATTTAGCTGCACTGGGATAGTTAGAGGTATATTTTTAACCTTGTAGGCATCAATATGCTTGCAGTTTCTATCGAAAGGCCAATAATGGCAAAGAGTAAACGTTACCATAGCTCGATAAAATCTGGTCCTTGCATGATCAGTGAAGATCGAAGTGCAATATCAAATCTTCCACAAGGTGTTATTATGAAAGAGTACCCAAAAAATGATTACGCTACTTACAACTTGAATGATGACCTTCTCGGTATTGACAATCAGATAAGCGATGATTCTCGTGGAGCGCATCGTAAATCTAAAGAGAAATTTCCCAAAAAATACTAAGTAAAGTATCTAGAAGAGCTTTCTTTTTGTTTTGATATCGGAGCGATGGATAAGCCCTTTAGCTCCGGTATCAGGGCAATAGAGGAGAATTATAATGCCAGTAGCACCTCGCCCTAAAGGAAAAGCCAAAGACATTGCTGATAATATTCTTGGCGTACCAGATAACTTGAAGACTAAGAAAAGACGTAAAAAATCTAAGATTTCTGAGCGTTTAATAGCTGAAGAGACTAAGCTAGTACGTTAAATAAGCTATTCTTTGATTTTTATACATATTCGTGTCAGTTTTACCATGAAATAGTAACATTATGGGGAGATAGTATGGCTAAAGATACTGTAGGTAAAATTGCTACTGATCTATCACAGAAAGAAGCTCCAACTCGTGACCCAATAGAACTACAACGAGAGATGCATAAAGATTACGAGAAGAGTGTCATTGAAGCCATTGATACTGGCAAAAAAGATTATAATACAGATTTTTTCGTTGTTGTTCTTACTAAGCGTGAACGATTGTTAAGCAATGTTATACGTAACTATTTTTTTGTTAGATCTTCTTGCCCAACACCAGAGTATGATCAGACAGTTTACCACTTTCATAAGAAAGAGGACCGCGTAGAGTTCTTATGGGTTCTTCCTTCTATGGATACATGTAGCGTATTTATAGATAACTTCTTACAGATAGACCCTAAAGAGAAATGGCTTCTGGAGTTTATACTCAAAGATAGTTCAGGCGAATTATTAGCCCTTTCAAGAAGATTGAATGGTGAAATTAAAGATACAATTTTGACAGAAAAAGGAAATTAACATGGGTGGAGTACCACAGGTAAGTCAAGGCCAGATAGATGAAATGAATGAAATAGCAGCAAAAAAGTATGGAACTGAGCCAGTTGTTAAAGAAGCTCCAATTGAAGAAGAGGCTCCAATGGAAGAAGAAGCTCCAGCAGAAGAACAAGAAGCTCCAGCAGAAGAACAAGAAGTAGCACAAGAAGTAGTTGCTGAAGAACCAGAGCCAGCGAAAAAAGTTACAGATAAAGAAGAGAATATGCGTGTTTTGCGCGAACGTTATGAAAGATCTGAACGTTCACGTGATGAACTATCACAGCAAGTACAGGACTTGCAAGGTAGATTTAGAGAACAACAACCACAGAAAGCTAAAGAACCTGAAGAAGACGATGATTTACAGTTTGAACCGGATGATCTTGCTGAAGGTAAACATTTACTAAAATTAGTTAAAAAGATTAAGAATCTCGAGGAAAAGCTTGACCGGAATGCTGCTAATGCTCAAGTATCTACTGCTGAGATAAAGGTTAAGAGAGACTTTCCTGATTTCGAGAAAGTAGCCAGTCAGGAGAATTTAAAGAAGCTACGTGAAATGGATCCAGACCTTGCAGATGCAATCTTATCAGCACCTGGTATATATAAGAAACATGCGCTTGCATATAAAATGGTCAAGCAAATGGGTATTTACATTGAAGATAACCATACTAAAGAGCGCGCTGTAGCTGTTAATAATGCAAGCAAGCCTCGCCCATTAGCCTCTATTTCACCACAACGAGGAGATTCGCCACTATCTAAGGCAAACGCATTTGCAGGCGGCTTAACTGAAGATCTTAAAAAGCAACTCCATAAAGAAATGATTGAAGCGATGAAAAATCATTAAAAATCTTTCTTGTGTAGTCCGGGGCCAGCGATTCTGCTTCCCCATAAACCCTGCTGGCCCCTATATTTATATAATGTTTACAATAGTTAAACTATGATCTTATAATATGAAAGACGTATTAAAGGTTCGTCACCTTTAGGCGTATTGAGTTTCGCCAACTCGCGACGTATAAAGAACTCGTCAATCTTAAGTGTAAATAGGTAGATAAGGAACTCTAAACAGTTTGTTATCTATAATAATTATAACTTAGGAAAAACATGGCAATTACAACGACCACACTCCTTCCGGCGCCAGTAGCGCAAAGTTTTAGTTATAAGCTTTTATCCGTTCCAACACCCAACTTGATTCACAATATTCCAGCAATAAAAAAATCCATGCCTAGGAACGGTGGAAAGATTCTGCGTATGCGCAGATATAACGCTCTCGGAACGGCAATGGTACCTCTCGGAAATGGAGGTCTAACCCCACCGCCTCAAACATTATCAGCGGTTGACATAGATGCAGAGATGTCATTTTACGGAACATATATCGTAATAAATGAGCAGGTTGCACTGCAAAATCAAGACCCTAAAATGAATGGGGTCTATAAACCTTTTCTGATTGACTTGGAAGCCGTAGTAGCTTTTAGCTAACCGGCGACAGGGGCGAAGGATTTTTTAAAGGATGATTATGCCAACGAGAATTAAGATTTCGACTAACCAGCAAGCACTCCTCTCTGATGTTAATAGCATCTTCGGTGGGCTTTGTATGCTGTCCAATTTTATTGGTAAAGGTTTGTCTAAATTTTATCATATTCTCGCAGTGTCTCTTTTTTATGACAAGGTACGGAAGAATAGAGTGACAAAGCTCCAAGAGTTTATCTCCTGTAGCAACCCAAGAATAAATCGGTCTTTCGTAAGCTCTATTGGATGTCCATCTTGTTTGAGCGGAGTTAACTCCCTCAAAATTAGTGGTGAGCCATTCAATGAGAATTTTATCGGTGCTGTCTATTTTAAGAAGGCCACGATGATGCTTAGAAATTTCACCGTTATATTTTCTATTAGCTTGTCCTATATAAAGACAACCTTCTCCATCTACAATTCCAGCCAAGTAAGCCAACTTAACAGGCTCATAGGTTCTTGGAATGAAATTTGGAGATCTGCGGTAGTATTTTTTACGTTCTTTTTGCATAAAGTTCCTTTCGTTTATTATTATACGTTAGTTAACGATAGATGTAAAATTATCCACGCTGAACGACTAAGTGAAAAGGCCCTATTTATAGGGATGCGATAGTCTGGACTCCAGAGGAAACCTGGAGAGGGAAGTTCGAAGAAGCTTCCTCGCCTAGAAATAGGTCATAAAAGTAACAGAATGGTTTTAAATGAAGCAGCAGCGAGACTTGGAGTCTCCCTTCGTCAGACAGAGGATCAGTTAACCAGAGACATGCTTACTGCCACTGCGGGCTTCATTAACTGCACGGCT